CCTTTGCCTTGGACACCGAGTTTAAGATGAAACGTTTTGGTGGCTGTTTTGAAGAACAGACAGAGATCATGTATTGCACTGGGAAGAACTAGGACGACGGCTATAATACAGTGCGGGGTATGAAAGAGATCTCTGATGACTATCACCTGCTGAACAGGACCGGCACCGACGACATTGGATGCTTATATCAGTACCCAAATTTTGCTCTTGATAAGAATGATACGATTGCGTACACGTTCAATGTAACGTTTGAAAACAATCGGCTGAATCTAAGCGCCATAGTGCGAGAGTTATTTGACCCGAAGGAATGCTATTGCATCGTGTGTGGCGAACAGTATCACTCAGAAAAACCAAATGCCAGCAGATATTGCAAAGGATGTGCGGCAAAGAAAGAACAAGCACGTCTGGCGAAAATCAAGCGAAAACGCAGCGAATGCACGAAATGAACTTTAGATTCTTAATATATGAAAGGGTGTTGTATATTTCCCTTTCGATTATAAATTACAAAGGAGATTTATTATAATGGTTGAAATTACTAAGCGTGAGGCAGAGTATCTGCGTAAGGTTATCCCCGGTGTCCATATCACCCGTACTGTTCACCACTGGTATGCGGAGGAAATCAAATCTGTGCTGACTCAGCTGCCTGGCAATCCCGAGGCAGAAGAGGCGCTGCGCGAACTGAATCGCACCCAGCGTACCAACACCAATTTTGAGATCTGAGGTGGCGCATGGACGAATTTAAGAAAGCGGACGGCGAGACCTTTGATGAATATATGATGCGGATTGGTGAGGCATGTAGTGAACGTAAGCTGACCTAGGATCAGGCAGCAGAACTGCTGAATGAAGCGACCGGCTCAGACTATGGCGAATGCAGATACCGCAAGACCTATAAGTCGTGGAAAGCTGGTTATGACTACGCTATTGATCACGCCAACGAAGAAACGATCCAGGACGAACTGCAGCGACTGAAGATTGAAAAGATCAAATTACAAGATGAACGCAATGCAGCAAACAAGGTGTATCGCGATGTTGCCCGTGCCGAATCCATCAAAGAATTGATTCTGAAGAACGTTGCTCCGTATAACCCTGATAATTTTCTGAATGTTGTGCAGTACGAAGACAGCGGTCACGATGTGATTGTGTGTTTGTCTGATTTACATGCTGGCGCTGGTATTGATTCTGCGTGGAATAAGTTCAACAAGGATATCCTAAAGGCTCGGCTTGAGAGTTATGCTGCACAGGTGTTCAATATCGTAGCGCGACATG